TAGATTCTGCCACCCTTTGGCATTTTTACTTTAGGAGCTTCTTCAGTTGGAGAAATTTCAGCAACTCCAGTTGAAGCTTCAGGACTCATTGGAACCTCTCCCATTGCAGGTTGTTCAGTTGGAGGTTCTTGTCCAACAGGTAAACCAGTGTTTGGATCTACTGGAGGTGGAATAATTCCTGCAGCTTGTTCAGCCCCAATCTGTTCATCGATCTCCACAATCTCAGAATCAGTTTGTTTGAGAATATTTCTTCTTATGTACTCAACTGAAAAATATTTTCCAACATAAGGTTCTGCAACTGCAAGAACGTTGAGTCTATTTTGAATTAATTCTGCTTCCTTAAGTTCTGCAAAATGATTATCATAAACAAAATCAAATTGAATATGTTCGGATAAAACTTTCCAATCTTCTGGAGTTACAATATTTTTTAAAATAAGTTGAGTTTTCAACATATCCATAAAGAGATGTGAAAATCTCTTTCTCATTCGTCCAACAAATTTTGTAAATTTAATTTCATCTCTCAAAATTTCAGATGAACGACCTAGATTAAACCCACCACTTTGAGCTAATCTTGATTCCGGAACTCCAAGAGCTCTATAAAGTTTTTTCTGAAAATATTCAATATCAGCAAGTTCTCCAAGATTTTGACCACCTGGAAGAGTCGTGATTTCAGTTCCTCTACCACCTTCTCTTCTAGGTAACCAAAAGTCCTCAAGCATTGCCATCATTTTACGATCATCACGAATTTCACCAGTGTTAGCATCATACACTTGTTTATTACGATAACGCATCATAACATCACGAAGATATTGTTCCGCTTTAATTTTAGGAAGATTACCTACGTCGATATAAAAAATTCTTCTTTCTGGTGCTCTTGATAGTCGATAGATAACTAAAGAGTCTTCAATCATTCGAAGTTGATTGAGAGCCTTAATTGCTTTATGAAGATATGAAAGAACGACCTGTTTATTTCTATCGACTAAACCAGAATGTACATAAGTAATTGCATCTTTTGAAATTCTTGCAGCGCCACCAACTCCACTCTTAAAATTACTAGTTTGTTGACCCGCTCCAGTTCCTCTAATATTTGGATCATATTCAAAAAACTCCTCAACCTCGGGAGTAATCATATTATTGATTGTAGATTTTCCATTTCCACTGGTAACAGAAAAAGAAGGATTTAGGATATATTTGCTGTCTTTTTTAATTTTTCTAACCAATTTAATTTTCATGGGATCAATGTACCTAAGTTCCTTAATCCCCTCTTCTGGTTTTTCTAAATCGATAACTTTATGATAATAAATTCTACCATCAACATACCAATTTCTTAAAATCTCATGACATCTTTTATCGAAGTCTAAAATTTCTTTGATATATTTAAATTCGTCTCGGATTAATTTTTTTAAGTTGTCGGAAGCAGGAACATTTTGTAGATCAATTTGAACTGGTGAATCATTTTGATCTGATACAATTGATTCGTTAATAATATCTTCAATCGCTCCATCTACTTCTGGATGAATAGCCATTTCACGATATCTTTTAATTAAATCATATTCTGATTTATAGACTCCTTCAATATCAACATATTGTCCGTAAAATCCACTTGCAACATAAAAATCCGAAGAATCTTCTTGATTCTCCGGAACAGGAGAGACGATAGATTTTTTTGATCTATCGTCCTCCGAATCTTGGATTTTAAAACCAAATAATTTAGGCATTATTCAAATTTGAACTATATTTCTATTATTTATAGTGGATTCAAAACTTGAGGATCAGTGCCCAACTGGGTATTACCTTGTGAATCAAGAGCATCCCACCATTGTACTTGGAGATCTACAGTAAATTCCTCAATAGTGTCAGGAGAATCATAAGAAAGATCAATTGCACTAACAGCAGTAGGAAATACTCCATAAAATTTATATGCCTTGAGAACAGGCATAGGATCACCTGGATTAGTTAAAGTAGGATTTGTAATATTAGATTGAGCTGAAGCAATAGACGATCTTCCAAATTGTCTTACAATAGCATCTTTTTGATATTGAGATGGATTGATGAGACCCGAATTATCATCGTGTTTATTGATGGCATTCATCCATCTTTCAAAAGCTGTTCTGATTGAAAAATCTACATCATTAATTACGGTAATTGACCAAACGTCAAATGTTCTATCTCCAGCAATTTTAAGATTTCTTCCTCTAAATGGAATATCAATTATATTAATTGTTGATGCAGGGAGATTTGCAGTTTTAATCATAAATCTAGAAAGTTCTGCAATTGATCTAGATTCATCTGTTCCAGTAGATGTTTGGTCATTAACTACTGCAAAGTTTGGAAAAGCCAATTCTACTTCAAAAAGGTTTGGTCTCGCTGCTCCACCAATCAATCTTGCTTTAAAATCTTCTAGAGTTCTGGAGCTGAAACTTGGTGTATTTGAAAATGCCATTTTTTTACCTCTTATAGGGATTAATGAGTTTGTTTATAAAATTAAACAGTTCCTACAACTTCTTCAAAACTAACTCCTGTTCTGTTAGCAACAAATGTTAGTCCAATAAAGTTAATTGATCTTGCAGGTTTAACGAAAATGTCAGCCCTAAATTGATTTGCATCAATTACAGATGGAGTATTATTTGATTCATCGCAAACAACTAAGAAATCGGTAATTCCTCTCTTTGATTTAACGTCACGAAGATATGGTTCAACAATGTTGACAAAGTTGGATCTAGTGATAACGTCATTAAACTCAAATAATTGAGCTCTTGCGGCTCTTTCAATAGTTTCTTCTAAAGTGAGGAACAATCTACGAACATTAATTCTGTCAAATGCTGAAGAATATGAAAGTGCAGTTTTATCACCAAATAAAATAATTCCAGCACCAGGAGAAAAAATAACTGGATTAATTCTCTTTGGATAAAGTAAATCTCTTTGAGATTGAGTTGGATTGTATGCAAGTTTAACCGCATTATTGATAGTCCCTCTTGCAGATCCAGCTGGAGAGAACCAAGGATAATTATTAATTGAAGTTTTGGCCATTAAACCAGCTATATCACCATTCAGTGGAACATATCTAAATTTATTATTGAATCTATCATACATGTACTTATAACCACTATCAAAGACTGCATAAGAACTTGAAGAAACAGAATTATAAAAATTAATAATATTATCAGTTTGAGTATTTGAATTAGTTACATTTACAACTCCAGATCTATGTGGAGAAATAGTTACAACACAATCTTTTCTGTTTTCTGCAATAGATATTAATCTATTAGCTTTTGCTTGAGATTCAAAAATAGTTTGACCTCCACTTGGTCCAGAAATAATGAAATTTACTCCATATTCTGCTGGATTACTTAAAATTTCATATGAAGATAAAATATCAGAAAGATTTGCAGACATTCCACCAGAAGCTGATGAATAGTCGTATCCAGATGCAAGTGCATAGGATTTAGCTCCTACACATCCAAAAGAAACTCCATTTGTATTTTGACCCCAATCAATAGATCCTCCTGAAGTTGGTGTAAATCCAGATAAAGTTGTAAATTGTGGAGAAATTAGAGAATCGACTGTTCCAGCATAAATGTAAGCAGAATTATTTGCAAGGTAATTCTTATAGTAAATATTTTCTGTAGGGGAAACTGTACCGTCTAAGGCCTTAGATAAATTTGTATATTTTTCTAAAATATTTCCAGAAATTCCTGTTATAGACCCCGAATCATCAACAACAACTAAATGCAACTCATCATTTTTGGAATTTCTCTCAGATGCATATCTTGAAGTAGTTGGTTTTGGAGCAATAGACTTCCAAAAAACTGTTGAATTTGAAAGACCTAGAGTTTGGTTGTTATACCAATCGGAAACGGTATTTGAACTTGAAAAATAAAGACCTTCACCTTTGCTCAAAGTTCCATCTATAATATTTTTGGCATAAGTGATTACAATAGTTGTGGCTGCAAAAGAAACTGGAGCAGCACTAGCTAATTGTATAGCAGTTAATCCAACTCCAACAACTCTACTTACATAAGTACCGTTTAAAGTTGAAAATAAATCTCCAACTGAAATACTTGATAAATTTGCGTTTGGATCAATTATATCAACTATTGTAGATCCAATACCAACTGTTGCACCATTAGTAACCCTAAATTTTTCCAAAGAATTTGCAACTCCAACATTATTAAAAATTTGAATATATGGGTTAAGTGATGGTGATATTCCTGGAATTCTATTTAACCCGTTTTCTTCATATGAAACTGATGTATGAAGTCCTGTTGTGGAATCGAATCTACTTACGATTTTTACATCAATATTTTGTTCTCCGACTTTAGTTACGATTCCTTTTACAAATCCATTAAAAGTTTGAATGGTTCCGTTTTGCGTAACATAACTTGTCTGAAATCCACAAGTAACTGCATATCCAACTTGAATTCCAAATGTTCCAATAGCGATTGTTTGATCAGCAGCATTATCAATTACACAAATTTTTAAATTATTTGACCAACTTCCTGGTTCTCTTGCTGCATATAACCAAGTTGATGGTGAAGTATAATTATTATTGTAATCTTCTTGGGAAGTTATTTTCAAATTTGTAACTGGACTACTTACTGGAGAATTGGCATTTACTAAGTTTGATGAATCAGTTCTAATGACTCTTAACGTTCCTCCATAAGAAAGATATGAAGCAGCACTCATCCAATATTCATATTGGCCATCGTTGTCCGATGGTTTACCGAAATTATTCAATAAATCTTGTTCGGTTTCGATCAAAATTGGAACATTTACTGGACCTTTAACAAATGGACCAGAAATTGCACCAACTTGATCTTTATTAGCAGTGATTCCACCTACGGTTAAATCGACTTCTCTAATTTTAACGCCTGGTGATAC